TTTCGCCTCTGGCAGTGTTTTCTTGCCGGCGAGCCGGTCGGCGGCGGCCATAAGTCCGACGGTCGCAAATGCCACCACGATGCCCGAAATGGGCGTTAAGCCGGCTGCAAGCGGTGTGAGGTCGTTTAGGCCGCTAAAGCCCGCGAGAAGGCCAATAGCGACGGCGGAAATAATGGTTACGAGGCCGGATACTTTTACCGGCAGCGCTTCTTTGAGCGCTTGGACACAGCCGGCAATGGCTAGGCTCAGGATTCCATACTGTTCAAACATAGTGCCTCCTTACTTATGCTATTTTCTTACGAACGGTGACATGGAGCTGTTCAAAAAGCGTTTCAATTTCGCCGGTATTGTAGGTGATTTTGATTTCCCCTAAATACGCGCCCTTGGTTGGGAAGTCGGCGGCATGAATTGCGTATTGAACTTGGCCGGTTAAGAGGCCGATAATTGCACAGGTTTGGTGGCCGGTATTAGTAATTGCTAGCGTTTCGCGATTTTGGATTGTCAGAATAACAGAGGCAGCATTTGTCAGATTAATAACCGTACCGTCTCGCTTAAGCGTCAGGTCAATCGTTGGGGCGGTATTGTCTTCTACCAGGTATATGTATGCCATGATTTTACTATAGCCTCAATTATCTAATGATTGAAGGGTGGCGGTGGTGCTCTTGCCGGAAATAGTCGCCTTGCCGCTGGCGTCGGTCATTGTCTGCGATAGATCCGCGCCGGCAAGGTTGGCAGCGTTGTCGTCGTCAATGAGCGTTGGCGTAGTTTTGGGACTGGTCAATATGATATTCGTGGGCTGGTGAACCGAGGAGAGAATATAAGCGGTGCCGGTGATTGTTTTGGCGGTACTGATTTGAATGCGCGATTTACCCGGTAACGTCTTGCTGGTTTCGATCATCACCCGCGCCTGGCCGTCGATTGTTTGGGTAGTTGTTACTTGAATGCGTGATTTACCTTCCAAGGTCTGCGGTGTGGTCACCTGGATGCGCGCGCGGCCGTCTAGGGTCTGTTCACTCGCAATTTCAATCCGAGCGACGCCGGTAATATCCTGATTGCTGGTAATTTCAATGCGAGCGGTGCCGGGAAGGTTGCGCGGCGTGATCGCGGTAATGCGAGATATGCCCGGCTGATCCTGGGTAACGGTGGTCTCAATTCGGCTTTGTCCATCAATCGTTTGGCTGGTGGATATTTCGAGCCGGGCGGTACCTGGGATTGTTTGCGGCGTCGTAATCTCAATGCGCGAAACGCCGGTGATCGTCTGCGGCGTAGTGATTTGAATACGCGCCAGGCCGGTTTGATCTTGGCTACTCGTCAACTCAATGCGCGCCTTACCGGTCTGCTCTTGATTGGCTTCAGCGGTGATTCGAGCCTTACCCGGCTGGTCTTGATCGCCCATAGCTGTAATTCGGGCCAGGCCGGTCAGGTCTTGAGTTTCAGTTACTTCAATGCGAGCGGTACCGTCTTGGGTTTGGGCGGTTGCAATCTCAACGCGAGCTTTACCGTCGATGGTTTGGGTACCGACGGCTTCGATCCTAGCGCGGCCCTGGATCGTTTGCGTGGCCGGTGCGGTGACCCGCGCCAGGCCGGTCTGGTTCTGGCTTGAAATAATCTCAATCCGCGCGTGGCCGGTTTGGGTCTGGGCTGTCGCGGCGGTAATTCGTGAGGTACCGGGTTGGGTTTGTGCGGCGGTTGCAGTAATGCGCGCGACGCCTTGAATCGTTTGCGGGGTTGTTATCTGAATCCGAGAAACGCCCTGAATCGTTTGGCTTGAGGTAATTTGTAATCGAGCCTTACCGGTTTGTGTCCTCGTGGTCGTGGCCGTAATGCGCGCCAGGCCGGTTTGCAGTTTGGACGTGGTGGCGGTGATCCGCGCTACACCGGTTTGATTTTTGGTTGCGATAGCCGTAATTCTCGCAACGCCCGTTTGGGTTTTAGCGGTCGTGATAGTGATGCGCGCCTTACCAGTTTGGGTTTTGCTGGTCGTAATCGTAATACGCGATATGCCAGTAATCGTTTTGGCGGTTGTGATGGTAACGCGAGCTACGCCGGTTTGGGTGCGGCTCGTGGTGATCGTAATGCGTGATTTACCGGTAATAGTTTGCGCGGTGCTGATTTGTACCCTGGCTTTACCGGTAATGGTCTTAGTGGTCGTGATAGTTATGCGGGCAACGCCCTGCTGCGTCTTAGTCGTCGTCGTCGTTATCCGGGCCTTACCGGCCTGGGTCTTGGCCGTCGAAGCAGTAATACGAGCTAGACCCTGTTGCGTCTTTGAGGTGGCTGCGGTGATGCGGGCCTTGCCGGCAATCGTTTGCGTCGTCGTCAATTGAATCCGGGCTTTACCGGTAGTGGTTTTGGTAGTGGTAACGGTAATCCGAGAAACGCCAGTGATGGTTTTAGCGGTGCTGGCGGTAATCCGGGCTAGACCGGCTTGAGTTTTAGCGGTACTGATCGTAATACGAGAAACGCCCGCTTGGGTGCGGGACGTAGTAATGGTAATTCTGGATTTACCGGTAATTGTTTTCGTCGTGGAATTGGTCGGGCTACTGCCAGAATATTGGCCAAATTGGAGTTGTCCGAAGTAGCCTGCGCCAGCCATTGTATTGGCTCCTTATGTGCTACTCAGTAGCTTTGGGATGCGGCCCAGCCTGGGCGGCCGCCTCAAGAGCTGCTATTTGATTACGAATGGTGGCAATTTCAGCATTCAGCTCTTGGTTGCGAACCAGATTGGTCTCAATCTCGCAGATAATCTGGTAAGCCTTGGCCTGTAATTGTTCAATATTCATGATACTCCTTTACCCTGCTAAATATGTGCAAGCTATACTACCTTGATCGCCGGTGAAATTCTGGCGGGCTTTGGCAACAACTACCCGCATATCTGATCCATCATAGCGCATTGCGTACCCTGGCGTGCTGGAGGTGCAAAGGAAATCACCAATTTCAATTTTGCCGCCCTCGTCGGTAACTAGAATAATGCCTGAACCGAGAGCTAAAACGCTAATATCACCATTGCGGTCATGGCCGCCATAGACGCCATACACCGCTTTATCTTCCTTCTTGGTTGAAACCGCGCATTTCGGCAGTACAGAGTTTGGCTCCCCTTCCCATACAGCCAATTCAGCCGTAGAAACCAACACCATGCCGGCCGGCAAGTCACTTTGATAAATCTTAGTTGGCACATCTTCAAAGTATTTTTCTTTGGTGATGGTAAAAGCGCCTTTTTTCCCTTTAACAACGACATCGCGCAGGCGTGGTTGGTGACTGATTGCGTCTACTTCCCGTTTATCAATCGTATCTGCTTGGCTATAGTGCGCGCCGGTGAAGGTGTTATAGGCAACAACGCCAGCAACAGCGGTGCCGGCAATACTGCCAATAACCGCGCCGACGTTATCAGTGAAATCAATATAGTGATCGGCGGCCGTAATGTTGGCCTGAGTCGCCGAAATAACCGCCCGGAAGAGGGTTGTATTGTCGCCGGCAGCTACGTCTAAGGCAAACGCCGGACTAATCGCAATCCCGAAGGCGCCAGAAACAGTCGTCAGTCCTGCCACAATCGAGAGGACTCCAGAGGTATGTGTCATGGTGACGTTGGCCGCACCGAAATCGACGATTCCACCCGTTGGCATCATTAACTTATTCGCGACACCAGCAACCGCTACACCTATACCAGAGAATTGCGGCGTTGAGGTTGTTTTAACGGCCTGGTCAAGCAAGGCTTCAATATCGGTAAATGTTTTGGCGGTTTCGGCTGCGGCAATCTGATCGCCCACGATAATTGACCGAGAAGAGCTGCTTTCTTCCGTGCGGGTAATTGTAAATGTATCGGTTGAAATCGCAGTAACCCGGACAATTTCGCAGTTAGTTGTTAATGGTTGTTGACCAACGGGCCAAACGATTGCATTAAAAGAGACCGCCGGGAATTTGGTACCGTCGCCGGCGGCAACCACAAGAGACGTGCCGGCCGTAGGAGTAACCGGGGCGGTCGCTACTGTGGAGTAGGCAAAATTCTTGTGTGCATCAAAAGTAGCCATTAATCAATTCCAATCATAAATTGATGGTTCTTACCCTTAGCATCCGTCATCTGCCAGCCAATACAGTTACGAGCCACATAATGCCGGCGTGAAAGCTCCTCGTGCTTCGCATTAACTGTACTCTCAACCCGCGTCTCTCGAAAGTAGATTAGCCGCAGATTTTTTGGTAACACCGTCGCCGGATGCAGGGTGAAAGCAACGCCATTAACCTCAAAATGACCGTCAACTAGATCAACGGTCGCGCGCTTGGCGCCATCGAGCGAAACGACATGAAAGCGCAGCACATCGTCAATCCGGGCCATAACATCAGTGAAGGCAGACCCGGCATCATGGTTTATGGGCGTATCCTCTAAACCTTGGTGATAGGTCGTGCCATCACTAAAATCTGCTTCAAATAGATAGGTGAGTTCTGGTTTTGTACCGGCCATTGTATTGACCCTTTCTCTAGTTACTCTTCCGGTGTTTCGTCGGCCAAGGCAGCTAGCACACCTTCTTGTTCAGCGCGGCTGGCTTCAAGTTCGGCGGCGGTCACTTTGCCAAGGTTCGCTTCGCGATATTCGACAAGCTTGGCGTCGATCTCTTCAGGTGTGAGACCGGCCGGGAATTTGATGAAATGGCCACATTCCTCGGTGGTGCATTCCATTAAGATCTCATTGTTCAGGTCAACAGAGAGATTATGCGTAGTGTCTTTTTGCTCGTAGTCACAAAACAATTCTTTAGTCATACTCGCTCCTTAGTTTTCGTTATATTGCAGGGTAAGCGTAACAGTGGCGGTGTCGCCGGCCGCTGCGCCTACAGCCGTTTGTAATTGAGTTGTCAGATAGTTGGTGAACTGATCGGCACCGGTATTTTGTGATGCTGCCTTACCGGTAGCTTCTGGGCCTGTGGGGCCAAAGAATACAGCCACACCAGAGGCAATCGAAATGGCAGAAGTCATGTTTGTGGTTAGAGCTGCATTAGTGGTAGCGGATGGGGTCGTATAGAGTAATCGGTCACCATCACCGGTACATGCTGGCGTTCCTTTAAGGGTTAGATTTGATCCGAAAGCCGTCGCGGTGTGAGCAAACAAACCAGCGAGAATCTGGTTAAAGGTTCCTGTGGTAAATTTACCAAATTGCCATTTTTCAAATGAGTTGTTGCCGGCAGTAATCGGTGCGGCTGAATAAGCGGTACCTTGGACGCCGCTATTTTTCCAGTTCACATCAGTAACGCCAGTGGTGCGGGTTGTACCCTTGGTAGGTGAGCCGGTTTGCGTGCCGGTGTCTTCCTGCCAATCAAATGTTGCGGCCATAAATCTCCTTACTTATTGTATGATACTCTTTTTTCCAGCCTGGATATAATCATCAATCACAGCGCCCATTTCAAAGTCAGTGCCATTCTGGAGCGCCTGCATGACGCGTTGAACGTCCAGGTCTAGGCCATGCTGATCGACCTCACCAAGAATCCCTTGGCGCGCATGTTCAAGCGTGCGCCGCACAACCAACTCTTCAAATTGGTGAAGATTGGCGTTATCGCGGATCTGCCGTCCGGCGTCTTCATTGTATGCCACTGGTGCCTCCTGTGGTTTGGGCAAGTCTGCCCTGGCTAATATTGGCAGCGGGTTAAGCCGTCGCCCTTTGGAATCTTTAATTTGAACGTGCAAATGTTTGCCACTGGTCAGTGTGCCAGTGTTGCCGCTAATACCGATAATGTCGCCGGCGTTCACCGGGCCATTAGGCAAAGTGTAATGATCGAGATGAGCAAATTCGTACAAACGGCCATCTTTGCCAGCGAGAGCAACCCAATTGCCGCCAGGGCCATCAATGAACCGCCAAATAGTACCAGCGATAGGCGCATAGATTGGTTCATAATCCGCCTCATAGTCCGTTGCGCAGCCTAAACCGGCCGCCTTATGAGCTTCGCAGCCCCGGATGATCTCACGATGCTTGAGAGGGAAAAGTAACGCCACCTAAGCCTCCTTAGCTGTATCGTCAACGCTTTTTTCCATAATTCGGCGTTCAACGCGTTGGGTGGTTTTGCGGTCTTCTCGGATCATGCCACGAATTTCTGCCATTCCTTTAAGCAGTTGGGCATCGGCTTCTTGGAAACTCTTCATCATTGGAATAATAAATTCAAACTTTTGGAGTAAACCTTTGACCTCATTAATGGCAGATTGATTGGTGGCAAGGTCGCGTAAAGCGACAATATCATTTTCACTTTTGGTAATTTTGGCTTCCATCAAGGTCAATTGAGCCTTAAGCGCTTCATTTTCCTTTTTCAGATATTCATTTTCTAATTTGAGGGAATTAATCGCATTGTTGAGCCGGTTAATCGTACCTTCCTCTAGTTCATCATCTACCTTGGTTCGCTCTTTTTTATAGGTGCCATAGATATAGACGGCGGCACCGATAAATAGAGCAACAGCGGCGGCAGACTGCAAGACTGTTGGAAGTGAAAGCATGGCTACATATCCGCCGTATACTCGAAGCCAATACCCCGGATCGCCAGGGCGCCAGCATTAGCGTCGCCAGCGCGCCGACGAATGGTGCCAAGCACTACATCGCCGATAGTATAGCCACCGGCTAACGTAATAGTTGCTTCGTAAAGGGTGTCACCACCGGCCGAACCAAGCACTTCAGAGACATTGTTTGCTTCGTTCATGGTAATCGACTCAGATAGGCTAATCACGCCGATATACTCCGAGATATTAATGGCACCAGTGCCGCCGGCAGAATATTTAATGATGAGCGCGCCGCCTGAGACGTAATCTTTTGGCACCTCAATGGTAAACATCGCGCCTTGGGTAGTTTCATCGGCAAGATTAACGGTCATACCGTTATTGAAAACATAGGTAGCACTATTTTCAGGGGAAATGTTACCGAAAACCCGGCGGGTTCGGTTAGCAATCATAGTGTTATCAATTGGCGTAATCACGCGCAAATCAGTCACGCCGGTAATCGCTGAACCATTCGTAACGACTTTCGCCAGGCGAATTGAGCCGGCGGCCAGGGCCGGGGCCGCTGCGCCATTGGTGACGGCCGTATAGGTCAGATCGTCGTTAACGGTCGGCAGCGCTGTATTTGGCAAATCAATGTAGGTGTCTTTTGAAACTGCAAAAGTATGGGTGAAATTCGGCTTATTGATGAGGTGGCCGCCAATGTAGGCATGCCCGAGTGTCATCGTACCAATGAGGCCGCTTGACTGGCTCCAGACAAGGCCAGTGGCCACAAAATCAACGCTCGTGTCATCAAGTACTGTTTCTTGGTCAGACGTGTAGGAGCGCATATCAGTAATATTGGCGTTGATGATTGACGTAAAGCCGTTAGCGACTGCCACGCGCGCGAGCGGGCGCCAAGGGACGCCAGCACCGAGAATGCCGGTAACTGTCGCATCGGTTGGGATTGCCGGCGTTGCGGCCGGTGTGCCAGGAATAGCGGCGAACTTAAGCGCGCCGTTATTATCCGAGTCATCTTGTGTGGCGGCACTCGTGTCAACGTAGGCCACAATCAAATCAATCCGGGCGCTGCCGCTCGTATTGTCGGTAATCGTTACGTTTTGTTCGCTGCCGGTCTCAATGAATCCTAAATATTTGCGCGCACCTTCGGCTACTGGATCAACAAAATCAATATAAATTGTGCCGGCACTAATCTTGACTGTTTTATTTGGCGTGCCATTCTCGATAACCAAAAGATCACCTGAGCCTTTGACGCCGCCGGTCGTGAGCAGGCCAGAAATCGCGCGGCTAATGCCTTCGATTGTGGTCTCGCCGCTGGTTAAAAGCGCTACTTTACCCATCACACTCCTTCATTCTTTGGCTTCTTCTGCATAGTATCATGCTTCCGCTTAGCCAATAAATACTTACTGCCTTTTTTAACTATCTCAAAATCTTTTGGTGCATGCCGCGCCTGGGCAAATTCAGCATCCGTAAACTCGGCCTCCACCTTAGTCGCAATGGTGGTTTCGCCGGTGCCAATATCGGTACTGGCAACTTCGACTTCGACGTTTTCGGGGAATTCGGCAAATACCAGCCGGCCATCATCGTGTTGGTAGATTTCTTTACGCATACTCACCTCAAGTCACATTCTTAAAGACGCGCGCCCTGGCCCGGAAATAGGCATCAATGTTGGTGGCACTCAGGTTGCGCAGCACTTGCCGGTGAATAATGTTTTTACCGTCTGAACGATCCGGGTGAGTGAAGGTCATATAGGTGCAATCCCCCAAGAGGCCAGACCAGTTTGCACCAGTCGGGTAGTCGCCATCATCGTCTTTGGTGTCTTTATAGAGCGCGCTTTCGCACATACCAAGGAGGGTTTGATTTTGTAGCGGCGTAACCGTCAGGGTGATGGTTGTAATTGTGCCGGCGTTGACAGTGGTATTGAGTTCGGCGGCGGTCGGCACTTCAATCGAGACGGGTTGATTAAACTTATCCTCATTGAATTGACGTTTAAGTTTCGTGATCTCGGCCACGATCCAATCATTGCGGTCTTCGCTTAAACGCTGTTTGCTCATCGCGCCACCCTTACCGCAACATCTTCAAAATTGTTTTGGTCAATTGTTACGTCGATTTCCTCGACGCGCCACACGCCGGCCAGGTGGCCAAAGATCTCGACATTCTTGGTAACGCGCACCGTCACCTCATCACCAAGCCAATAGGAGCCAAGCTGCGGGTCATCGCCGGTGGTTTTGACAACCGGCAAATCAAGAAAGGTCACATTTGTCCGTAGGTCTTCATCGGCATGATCGTCAAGGGTCGTTTGTACGGACACATCAGGGTAATTAACGGGCAATTCTCGCAATTTGTACGATGCTTGCGAGGTCAGATCTTCGGCCGTTGAAAGCAGGCGTTCGGTGCCGGTGCCGGCGCCGCTGGCAATAATCCGGTTAAACATCTTGGTGCCGTCCCGTTGCGTCGATGGTTTCAGGAAATTACCAGGATAGTTAAAGACGACATCCGGCCGGGCAATCCCTTGCTTTGGAGAATAGACGTTAAAAACCTTGCTGGCGGTAAATTCAAAGTCCGGGCCGCCGATAACTTCTGAAAGCTGTACCAGGGCATCACCAATATTTTTATAGACGTAATGACGCTCGCCGATTTGGGAAGTCTGAATAGTTCCTTCGGTAATTCCAAAGTCGCCATTGGCTTGTAATTGGCTTTGGTCAATCAAATCCCACATGATCGCGCCCAGATCCCAGTTATCAACTAGCTCGTAGTTCTGCGTTAAGGCGGTAATACGGGCCGCAAAGAGCGCTTGCCAACCAGGCGCCTGAATATCTACCCGGATCTTGTCATCACCCTCGTCAAAGGCCATGTAGTAGGAAATTTGGCCAGCTACCATGAGAGTATCGAAACGGTAGATGCGGATTTCGTTGATATTAACCGAAAACACCGCCTCGATTGAGGTGCTAAGCGACTTGAAATAGTTGACCAGATCGCGGCCGTCAAAGGACAACTCAATAGTCGAGGGCCTGTTACGCCGTACCGCCCAATGCCGGCGCGTGCAGCGGTCGCTAATATCCGCCACCAGATTGCCGTCAGGATCGCGTACCTCAATCCGATAGCGAGACGTGCTCATAGACCCGCCAGCGCATCATGCCAGGAGAGGACGGCGGTACCCGTTTGGGCTGAAGTCGAAGTAGTGAGCCGGATCGTATTATTGCCAGGCTGTAACCACCACCAATCAGAGCCGGCGGTCATTTTGTCGAGTTGGTTAATGCTGCCGTCCTGAATGATGGTTTTGTTCTGCATGTCGATCACAACGGTCGCGCCTGTCAGAATCGTCATTTGGAGCTGCATTGAGAGGCCGGTGGTGACGTTGCGAATGGTCGGATTCGTTAGCGGGCCACTGAGAGTAATCACCGGAAAGGTATTGAGATCCCCACCATTAGCGGCCGTTCCTTCGCCGCTTGTGCCGCCCGATAGGGTAAACGGTACGATGAATGGCACCGTAAAGGAGCCACCGGTTGCCGGCGTCAATGTTAGCGTATGTTCGGCTGTGCCATAAATCGCCGGATCAGAAGCAAGCAGGTGCAGAAGATACCGGGAATTCATGAGGTTGCGGCGGGGCATCGAAAATGGCTGTTGCACCTGAACGGCAAAGGTATAGTCACCGCCATCACCGTCAACAATGCGTAGTGTTTTATCGCTTAAGACATCATTGGCGTTACGAACCGGCGGAATTAGGCTTGAGAGCGCGCGGCGGCGTGTTAGGTGGTCAGCCACACAATCACCGCGAATAAGGCCGGGAATGGTGATGAGGCGCCCGCGTGAGTAACCATTTGGTACCCGTATGCCGTCTTCGCCGGCCCGGTCATAAGAGGTTAGGGAAATATCGGCAGCCTCTAAACCTTCAATGCCGGCTTCGACAACATAGCCGTTGACTTCATCGTTGAGATCCAAACCTGCAAAAATTACTTGATCCATTAGATCACCGCCGCTTGATAAGCCATGCCACGTGACACCGCCTGAATGTCGAAATCGTAATGCGCGTCAATATTGTTGACAATGCTAATCTGTTTACCCATGGTGCTTACCTCCTCATGCGGGATAATTTTACCGGCAACATTCGGCACAAATATTTCTTCGCCGCGCTCGCCAACTTTGTATGGTACGCCTGGGCTTACCGGGCCACCATCAGCGCGTTTAGAGAATTTTGCATAATCTGGGTCACTCGGCATGATCCACCGGCCTTCATCGGTACTATAAAATGGTGTTTTCAGGGCGTCTCGGATACTAGACCCAACTCGATTAAACCAGTTCGTTACGCCGCGTGCGGCATCACCTGGCAACTCCTTGATTGAATCTCCAAGCGCTTTCATGAATTGCTTGCCCATATCTTCACCAAGATCTTTGCCAATGTCGGTTAAGGCAGTTCCCAGACCGCCATTTTTGATAATGCCTGGCAGCGCACCGAGTTCAGTACCAATGCCGGTTGCGGTATCCTTGGCGCTTTGAATTGCCTTTTTCTTCTGTTCGTCATAAGAAACCAACTGTTCGGCATGGGTATCCTTGAGCTTTTGTAGCTCATCCCTAAATTGAAAATCCTTAACCGACAGGACATCATCGGCATGCTTTTGCTCAAAGGCCAGCTCAGAATCAAGCTGTTGCTGGAGGTCGAGAGCTTTGGCGGCGTGCTGCTCCTTAGCCTTGGCGGTATCGGCTTCATATTGAGCGGCGCGGGCCTGCATTTCCCGTTCATTATCCTCATTCTCTTGAGTAAGACGGGCCTGGAGGTCATCGAGCTTGCGGGTATGCTCTAGGCTTGATTTGGCGGTATCCTCTTCATATTTCCGTTTGAGATCAGCAAAATTCTGCTCATAGTCGGCATTTTCCTCAGCTAAGGATTGATGCAGGCTCGCGAGCTTGTCCTGGTCGCCTTTAACGCCCTTGGCAACTTCTTTGTCGATTTGCGAGCTAATATCAGCCACTTTGCGCTCATGCGAAGTAACCATTTTATTCTTTGAATCTTCAAAGGTGGCTAGATTCTCTTTTTGGCCCGCATCAAAATCTTGATTCTCTCGGTCAGTCGATTTGAGAATATCGGCGATTGTTCGCTTATAGGTTATGCCCATTTCGTATTGCGTCTTTTTGAAGTCAGCAAGCTTGTCGGCTTCTGATTTCTCGAAATCTTTGTTTTCCTTGTCGAGTGAAGCACGCAGGTCGCTTACCTTTTTCTGTGAGTCGCGCACCATTTCGGCTAACTGCTCCTTGAATGTCTTCTTGGAGGTCTCGATCTGCTTATCAATATCGGCCAGTTTTTCCTTGAGATCTTTGGCAGCCTTGGCGGCTTTGCCATTTTCACCGAGGTTGGTGGTCGCAGCATTGCCTATTTCGGTAGCGCCGGCGGTAAAGTTCTTGCTGGTCGCGCCCATCTGGTCTTGCATCTTCTGCATGGCCTTAAACATCACAATGCCCACCAGCGCCCCGACAAGCGCTAATGCAATCGTAATTGGGCCAAGTGACGCCCAGAGCGTAATAAAGGCAAAGCGAAGCGCCAGGACGGCAGCCACGAGGCCCAGGCCGGCGGCGGTCGCTACCACAATTGACGTGATGAGCTTGGGGTTGGTCGAAATATACTCATTGATCTTAGTGAGGAGCGGGGTATAACCAATTCGCAAAACATCGCCAATCTGCGCTTTGAGATTGAACATATTCGTGGCTAACTGCGCTTGCTGGCCGCCCAGGGTTTGCGTGGCGCGGGTCGAATCGCCGGAGAAAATGGCGCCTTCTTTGAGCAAGCCGTTATAAAGCTTTTGCCGTACCGAGGCATCGCTGGTGACGTTTTGCAGATCGTTTACCGAAAGCCCCTGTTCTTTCAAGATAATGGACAGGTTTTTCGAGATACCGACGTTATCCACCATGATCGAGTTCTGGTTTTTGATACCCTGAGTAGCGCCAACAATCGCCTCACCAAAGCCAAGCATTCCTTGGCGGTTAAACGCGGCGGAATCCTTAAAGGCTTTCATCAGGTTAGTCGCTTCAGGTAATGAAAAACCGGTAGCCAGTAAGTTCTTAAGGCCACTGGCGGCATCGGCTACCGACATCAGCCCATCTTGGGCCAGGGATTTGGCGGCGGCGGTCGTCGCCTCTTGGTCTTGGTTAAAGGCGCGGGCAACAGTTGCAAGGCCGGTTAGCGAGTTCTCCATTTTAATTGAAGCGTCGATTGAAGACTTAAGAAACAGCCCCATTGCGACTTGTGCGCCGGCAATAGCGAGGCTGAATGTCCTAATGCTATCGGCCTGGCTTCTCGCGAATGATTGAAAGTTTTTACTACCCTTATCAGAGAAACTTTTAATATCACGATCAGCCTGGGTTAAACCGGCCGCCAATTTCTTATTATCTACATCGAGGTTCCAAACAACTGATCCGCCAACGGTATTCATACCCCGCCTTACTGATTCGCCATCTTCTCAAAATATTTGGCCAACTCTTTAACACCTTTGCCCTTGCCGAAATGGGGCGCTGCAACGATTTGTACCAGGTTTCCCATCTTGATTGATTCGATCCGCCGCGCTACCCGCAAGAGCAACAGTAATCGTTTGTAGGGGAGCCGCCGCGCTTCGGCAAAAGTGTACTGCGGGTAGTAGTAGCAAAGCGTTGCCAGTAGCTCATCGGTTGTGGTCTTGCGCTGTGGGGTTTTGGGGATCTGCGCAACCTTGATGATCTTTGGCTGCTTCTCTTCCATGGTGGTTACTCGGTTGACTGAAACTCGGTACGGATCATTTTAATGAATCGCCGGCCGACAACTACGTTGACCTTCTTAAAGGTCTCTTGAATTGGCGGCACTGTGCCATCAGCTACTACCGGCGTCACAAAATCGTACATCCGTTTATTAATCGCCTCGTCACTTGGCAGCTTGGCGATTTCATCCATTTCCTCGGTGGTCGGGTAACGCATCGAATAAAGAAAGCCGCCAATGATGAATTGGAAACTTTCCTCTGCGCCTTCATCTAGGTTGTGTGGTGTGTTGGTCATACCCCAATCTCCTACTCACTGATTACTAAACTTATGAAACGACGTTAATGGTACCCTGGCGGAAGAATTGAACGGTGGCTTCATCCTGGGCGCCTTCACCAACGAATTTAACCATGATCTTTTGGATCTTTTCATCAATCTCGATACCTTCGATTTTGGTACGAGCGTTGACGATGCGGAAGACCTGGCTAGGAGTGTCGCAGGCGATAATATCGAGGTTGTTGTACACCGGATCACAGTTGCCGGGGGCTACGTCAATCGCGCCATCGGCGTTGTTGACGGTTTCGCCGGTGCTCATCAAGCCACCATTATTGACGTGGTGCTGTGGCAAGACGGCGGCGAGCGCGGCAATGTCAGTTGCTAAGAGGGTAAGGATTGCGGTTGCTTTATAGCCACCATCAACTTCAATCTTCCGGCCTTGAATGGTCGTGAGATCGTCGCTGTCGATGCTATGGCTTACGTCGAGAGCTTCAACGTCCGTAAGTACATTGTCGCCCCATTTAATCGTAAACGGCCCACGAATTAATGACATAGTTACTCCTTATGAATCCTAATATTTACTTGTAAGAGGCCAACTTTTCGGTCTTCATCGTCAATGTCTTGATCGACCATTAGCAAGCCCGCAGACAGATCAATTGTATCGTAACCGTCGAGCTGTGTGCAGCCGTCGCTGTTAATCGTCTCTTCGAGATCTTGGAGCTTATCGTAGACGTTTTGCTCGATGAGATCCCGGTAGTAAACATTGAATTGGTAAGATTTCAGGTTTTCACCAGTTTGGAGAGCTTTTTCGATGGTGCCGCCATTGGCGGTTACCCACCAAATCGCATCATCGGCATCGAGAGGGGCGCCGCCCAGAAAAATGTCTTGCCCAAATGTGGTTGCCGTAACGTCTTCAAGATAATCGACAAATGCCCGCGCCAAGTTCATATCAGTTTCGCTTTCCGCGCCACCTCGGTCGTCAAACCGATTGCCTCATGCACCGCATTCTCTGCATAATGTGGGCCGGTGCCGGGCGTGGTGTAGTTTTTGAACTGCGTAGTTTCTTGACGAGCGGCATAATTCTTTTGCCAAGCAATTTTAGCTTTGAGACCCAAAACCTGTTTGAGCACGTCCCGGCGCAGAAACCCTTTTTTCTTGGGGGTATTTGGCCGCGAGAGCACTTCAATTTGGTCAGCCATCAAGCGCAAAAACAAGCTAGCCGCCTGGTTTACCTTAACGGCAATCTGTGGCGTATTACTGGTTGTTTTAATGCTAACTGACATTGGCAATCCTTCGGGTCTTCTTAAGCTGGCATTCGATATTGTCAATCTGATTCCCAAGCAAATGATCGCGGTTGACTAAGACGTTGGTGATTTTGTACCAGCCGTCATCACTATCCACCCCAAACAGCGGTGCAAGCAGATACATGCCCTCAAGCCGGTTCCAATTGTCTTGAACGAACTGGCTCGAAGGGTCGGGGTAAACAATGGCGTCGCTCGTGACCGCATCCTGACTGTTTTGATGCACAAAGCCGGTACCTTGCAAAAAGATAACCGGGACATCTTCCTGCTCGACTACGGCTTTATCGTTGGCGTATCCGCTACTACCTACCTTCACGAACGTCGCTGTGTCTTGGTAGTGCAGTTTTGGTCTCATACTGTCACCGTTGGTACTGCCGATCCATGCGGGCCGGCGTAGCGGCTAATTATGGCCTTGTTTTGCGGTTTATCCTGCGGCGGGGTGTTATCAAAGAGGCTGTAGGAGTGTGTACCAAGCGTTTGGCTTTTGACGCCAAAGTTCGGGTCAGCGTAATAGGTCACCATATCCACCCACACATCTTGCAGGTCGGTTGGCAATTCGTTGCCGGTGGTACCATCCCAAAGCCAATCCGCATCAACTGCGAGCTGGACGCATCCGACACAATCGGCGCGCCGGCAAAGGCAAGAGGTACACATCTCGATGAACTTAGCCCAACCGCCGCGCCCATAATCAACCCGGAAATCATCCGTATCGAAGGTGCGGAAGGTTACGCCGTCTTTGATTAATTTAACCGCATGGATCGCCGAAAATGGATCAAGCGCAAGGTATTTGTCATGGCGATTGTAGGGAAACAACCGATAGGCATATACCACCGCGTCAGGGTCGCTTAGGTTATCGACATCCACATTTGAGCAAGGACACCAATCGGCGTCCGTTTTGCCCGTCTCGGTGTAAAGGTTCTCGTCAACTAAGTTTGGATTGAGAGTGTACCCTAGCATTCCCTCAAGGATGCGCTGGACTCGGTTTAGCGTAGCCTCTACTCGCGCAGAATCTTGCGTTGAAACCGTTAAGCCAGTTAGCTCTTGATAGTCTGCTAGGGTTAGCATTCTCTCTCCTAATTACTCTCTAATCGAGGGTTAGGAAACGCCGTTAGATCGAAGACCGGCAACTTTGTCGGTGTCGCGGATCGCGCCACCACGGAAGAAGCTACCACGCAGCACCAGTTCGTTGCGCTGGAAGGCGCTTTTAACTGTTGAGCTAACCTCATAGGCTGCATCGGTGGAAAGGTCATATTGCAGACCGCCGCTGGTTCGGCCGGTGAAGGTCGAAAGATCAGCATAGAAGACTGCATGGTTGACCGTGACAGTCACGCCATTGACCACGATGGTCTTTGTCTGAGCGGTGTTAAGGGTAGGCATCAAATCGTTTGGCACAACGATATATGGGCGGCCAAGGATTTGGGCCTGTTCGCCGGTGGTGAAGATTTGGCTCATCGGGCCGGTAACACCTGCACCAAGAATCCGGTTAACCAATTGGACGTAGGTTGAGTAGTTGAAGATATAGGTACCATTCTGGGCAACTTCAGCCACAAAGCCCATAGCTGCGAGCCAGGACTGGAGGGCGTGGGTGTCGGTCGTGGTATCGTAAACGGCGCTGTTGCCGTTAAGTTCAACTGCTTGCTCAAGCCGGGCAATGATGAGCTGTGCGCGCTTGCGGTCGTAGTCGGTTCGGTAGCCTTGGTTTACATCGGCGATTAAGTCAGCGGCCAAGAAACGGGTGGCGGCGTTACAAACAGGGGTAACAGCGGCCAGCTCTTCAAGGTTGGCTGTTAAAATGTTCGCGGTGTATTCGCTAACAGGCTTCAGGTTGCCATCGGCATCGTCATCGCAGAATTCGACGGATTGCATATCAATATCGCCGTCACGCTTCAGCCAAGCCATCTGCGTTGAGAGGGTTTCACGCCATGAGGTCGCACCGATCAAAGGCAGGTAGTTCGAGCGGAAACCTTCGATTTCGGTCAACATTTCGCGGGAAATAACGAAGTTGCCAAAGTCTGCAATCGTCATGGAGTTGCGAACTTTGCCATCTTTCTTCAATTGGTTCAAGTGAAATTCGTTGATCGCGTGGAGCTTATCGAAGCCGGCGCTATCTTTACCCTTGAGAGCATCCCAAGCGGCATTGATTTGCATTGCGGCACGATCACGCCAGTCGATGCTTTCGAGCTGTTTGCTAGCGCTCATCGTGGAAGGGGCGCCATTGGCTGCTGGCACAAACTGAGGCTCCTGGGCGCTCTTGTTGAATGAATTCTTCTCGATGCTATCAACTTTGGCAGCGAGGGGGGCAATCGCCTTAGTGATCGCAGCGGCGATAGCGTTGGCTTGGTCATCACCTGCGGCCGGCGCGGCGGCTGGTGCTGCGTCAGGGGCAGCGGCAGGCTCTTGGGCTTCGTCAACTTGCTTTTCGACGCCATCGGCTTCGGTTTCAGGCACATCAACGGATTCGCCAGGCTTTAATTCTGTTTCGGTATCGGCACCGGCTTCGTTCTTATAGGTAACTTTAACAGCAAACTTTCGGCTGTTTTTGACTCGGATAAGCATTGCTTGCTCCTTGTTTTCAGTGTGGCTGTTAGCCACTCTGAACTCTTGTAAATATTCCTTCTCCAAATCGGTCGTGTCTAGTTCGTCTTTCTTGGCTTCATCAATCGAGTTTAGAGCAATCTGGTTGATGGCAGCATTATTGTTATTACCAACCACAACCGCGCTCAAACCAACTAACTTAGCATTAAAGTAAACGCCCTGATCGTCAGGGGGTGGCCCGTAGGTCTCAATCGAAAAGTCAGTCAAAAAGCCGCCGCGCATCATATTGTACGCATAACGCGCCAGGGCATTCTCTTTAACTGCAAACTTGATACCTTCTATAACGACTCGGTTACCCATCTTGGCGAGACCATCAACGGCACCTAAGACTGACTCAATGCTATCGCGGTGGTCAGCGGTGATTTGTCCACGGTATTCGCTCATGTCGAGGGTCGGTATGTCATAGCGAGTATTGTTCTTTTGGGTGCTATCGTCGGTGATCGTCAGCTTATTCGGAAACCGAATAACGCCGTTGCCATCGTCAACGAACGCATTTTTCTCGATGAGTACACCTAATTGATGCTTTTTCTTGAGCATGTACTACCGCCTTCTAAACTTCCCGGAGGCTCTACTGGCGGTAATTCCGCTCTATGTGGCTTCTCCAATTCATAATAACAAAAGATTACACATTCTCCATCTTTTGAACTTTGATGGATCGCTGGACGGTATTATTGGATTCGACGCCGAAACCAAAGGCAACTTTGCACCGGCTGCACCACGCCTCACCGCCGGAGCCGGCATAGACGCGCACGCACAGTTGGTTGCAGTCGTAAATATTATTGTTCTTTTTGCTGCGAACCTTGAGCGGGCAGCGAATCTCGAACAGCTTGCTTTCCATAGCGCCGTCTCCTCTTAATTTCCACCGGATGCAGGGGTAGCGAGGTATCATGCGTGTCTATTTCATCGTAGCCGAATGCAGTCATGGCCGGCCGGGTGATCTCTTCAAGCCGGCGGCGCTGGCTGGCAGACATGCGATAGTGGGGATTCTTTGAGAGTCGCAGTAGGGTTTCATCGTTCATGGCGCCCCTTTACTCAATAATCAATTGGTATATGCAGGCACAGTTCACATGGGCATTGCCGGCTTCGAGCGCGGCAAACTCAAACGCCATTTTCTGCACCTTCAGCTTCCCATTCTCTTCAAGGGTAACAGTCATCTCATCACCGAGATTACGAAAATTGACATCAAAGGGTATTGGCGGCTCTTGCGCTAGCGCTTGGCAGAAGGCGCAGGGATTACCGGAGCGCGTCACCCATTTCTTAAAGGCCCGGCCAGTCAATTCGTTCTGGATCACGAATAGCTTGTCTGCTTCAAATTGCGCTTGGGTGAAGGCGCGGTTGGTTTCAGTCCGGGCAATCGCTTCGGCGCGGCTAGCGCTAATCGTCGAGCTGTATTTTTGCCGGATCGCTGAAATGATCTCTTGCTGGCTGGCACCTTGAAGTGCAGCTTCACGCACCGCAACCAGCAGATCGCTTAGGATCGTTTCAATATGGCTGGTGGCAACTTTAGCCGCGTTAGCCTTGATATATTCCTTAGCTTCCTTGGTGAAAGCGAACAGGCCCATCAGGCCGAATTCACTGGCGCGGCGGTTCATGACAGTGGTGCCATAGAGCGGGAAGATAACGGTATAGAAGGCCGCCAGGGCCAGAGCTAGATCACGTTCAGCCTGTTTTTTTTCGCTTTTGCTAACAATGTCATCTTCCGATTCAAAACTGTTCTTGGTTACCTTATTGATAACGGCCAGCACCAAACTCTCTTGAATATTAACGACAGCATTGCGCAGCGCGCCTTGCTGGTTATTAACTAAGCCTTGCTGCTCATCGGTGATTTGATTGTGGACGGCCGGCAGGTGGCTTTGCTGCGTTGGCGTCTCCACCATTGGCGTACCGTCAGGATTCATGGCGGGCGGTGTCGCCGGCGGCGTTGCTGGCGGCATTAACTCCTTGGGTTCATTAATCGGCTCTCCCAGATCGTCAATTTCCATTTCACCAACGGCATACTTGCCGGCGGTGGCTGGATCATATCCCTTAGCAATCAAGGCATCATAGAGGTCGAGCTGCTTCTGGCGAAACTCAACTTCTTTAATTTCGGCATCATGATCGCTGCCTAATGGGTTATCGACGCAAATGATGAACTTGCTTTTCTCGTAGTCGGTTGGGTAATGGTTCTTATAATCCTGGTTGAGCGCGTCAATAATGAGACCAATGCGGGGCAGAATTTGGCTTTCAATATGTAGCTCTTGCTGCGTTTCTGCGGTGTCGCGAGTCGTGCCGGACTGCTCAATGCCTAGAATGGTCTTAGAAACGCCAGTAACGGCCAGGAGGGCATCCCGGTTAATCTCATTGAGGTTTTGCAAGCTCGCCTTATCCAAATCGGTTTGCATGTTGTTGTAGGTGATCGCGCCGGAGCCATTACCAAAGATCGGTTCGCCTTTGGTGTGATTGACCACGCGAGCCTTAAAGTTATCGAAATCTTGCTGCGGCAGGATCACGTCAGTCGTGAGGATACCCGGCGCATTAATATTGCCTTTGAGTGCATGGCGGGTATAGTCGCCCATCGTCTTAAGAGTAAATTGCGTCTCTTTGGCCGCGTCGGTCATTGCAAATGGCTGGTCTTCATCGAATGGGTTTAGCTCGCGCATTTCAATAATCATGTTCGGGCCGATCTCGCGTGTCAGGCCGCCGCGCGTTTCAACGTAGCCCTCAACCTTCAAGGTTTCCGGGTTAATGATCCGGCGGATATTGTAGGGGTTAAGTAGTTTGAATTGCTGGATCTCCCCATACCGCTCGCCATTGATTGCCCGGATCGCCATGAGGTAATAAACGCCCTCTAAATCAAGGAAGGTCGAAATGCTTGACCAGAATTGACGGTTCGAGAATGTCGGTGAACTATCAATGATCTCAAGATAGGGGTGAATAACCGCTTCCTCTTTTTTCTTAGCGGCAACCATAATTTCTTTTTTAGCGTCAGTCCGCAAATAGTCGCCGGCGATGCGAGCGACTGAGTTGGCGCGGTTGCGAATTGCGGCGTAGCTGTAGCCTGTGTATAAGTCCCGGTCATCCATGACCACCTGTGACCAGTCACCTACCATCCGGTCAGCCCGGCCGTAGCGTAAAAAGTCGCGCGCTAGGCCCGCAGAGTTTTTGGCTTTTGGCGCCAGAAGGTTAGCGGCACGTTGGCGGAGAGTATCAAAGAAGTTCATTAGAATGAAACTCGGCTTGGATCATTTTTGGGGTCGCTTGGGCCGTTGGAGACCCAGAAAGCAATGTATGCGCTTTCGGCGTGGTCTGGACTTTCACCTAGATCCTCCTTTATCAATTTCTTTGACTTTACCAAGATTGTACGCTCTTCTGTTTCATACTCAAATGCCATGAGTTGCTTGCGCAGAAGGTCAAGGGTCGGCAGTCGATTGTATATTTTGAATATACCACCCTCTAACGCTTGACTAAATAGGTAAATCACTTCACCGCGTAGATTTTTGAAATTTCCTTGAGTAGAAGCGCCGGCGACAAACTCGCGGCAGAACCAACCTTTTTGCCGCAGGAAGTCGCGCGTGCTAGCTCCAACGCCCAGGACATCGTAGGCAATATCTTGCGCGTTGGCGCTCGTCATGCCCTGCTGCTGTGCATACTTGATGATCTGAAACGCAATCTGCTCGCCCACCGGCCGCATCGGGTCAATCTCTATTTCCTTTTGGTCAACCAGGATCTTATCGCGCACAAGCGATAGAATCGTGCGGTCGCGGCCCACGTCAGCCACGTCTACGCCAATATAAGGCCGGCCATTGCCAAGCTCGCCAATCGTGCTGCGGTCAAGCACCATCGGCTTAAAGAGCATTTTGTCAGTTTCTTCATAATTCCAGTCACCTTCAAGCAGGCGCAGCCGTTCAGCTAGCGGCAAGCGTTTCAGGTTCTCAATATAGTTCTGCGAGATAAATGGGTTATCAGCCGCCAGCGAGCGCACAAACGCGCGGTAAGCCGGCTTCATCTCGCCGTTGATCTCAACCCGGCCGAAATCCCACTTTTGCGCCGGGCCGCCGCCAAGCAAGTGATATGGCTCATAATAGTCGGATTTAATGTAGTTTTGGGATGGGTTACAGGTTGAGACGCTTTTACCAACAATGCCATACTGGTCGTTTAGCCAACGGTTTTTACGGGAAATGAACACGTCGCGGCCCTTCTTCGGGATTTCCGCCACCTCTTCAATCAAGACATGGGTAAACTCGAAGCCGCCGAAAGTGTCATATTCCGGGTCACTCGGTTGGTACTGCAAATCAACTAGCTGGATCTCGCAGCCGTTAGCGTAGGTCACAAGCCCTTGCTGGTCTTTATAATCGTAATCGTTTTTGGTAATGCCCATGATCGGGTGAACTTTATCAAGCAGGGTGCGCAGCGTTGTATCCTTCAGGCGTTTCATCTCTTTACGGCCCAGGCCGAAACGAATGCCGGGATACTGGCGCATCTCGGTCAGCGCCCAAATACAAACAAGGCCGGTTTTACCACCACCGGCCCCGCCACCGAAAAGCAGGTCAACAATTTGCTCGTCGTTCAGTAGCTCAAACGCTAGTAGTTGTGTCTCCGACAGTTGCATTTATTTCTTCCTCATCGGGTTGCTGCTTCGGCCGGATTACTTCAATAACCAGCTTAGGCGCATTGAAGAAGCCGCCCTTGCCGTCAACCTCATGCGTTGATTTATCTTCCCATCCATAATTGTTTTTGAGTGCGAAGGATGCGCCGTTTGCGTTCTTGCCAATGAACAGTTGGGATTCAGCATATTTCTCACAAGCGGTCAGCGCACGCTCTATCGAGGGGAAAAATTCTGGTCGCTCTTTGTAGTTCAAAAGCGTCTTACGATCACAACCTAAATGATACGCCAAACCTGATACGGTCAACGGTTGCTGGTCGCGGATCGTCTCGCTTTCCGCCCAATATTCCGTTCCGTCGGCTTTCATTCTTTTCACCTGCGTTTTAACGATCTGCGGCGCACACGAATTAATGTACTCATCAATTTTGCGGTCTAGCTCCTCCACGCTCTCAAACAAAAGCGGGCGGCCAACTGGCTTGGTTGGGGTTTCTTCTTTATCGCTCATACGGCTCCTTTGCCAATATTCTTACTGTGACAATTCGGACATTCCACGCGCCGGCGTACTAATAGATCGTTCACATTCACATCTTCACGATGGACAAAAGGGAAGTTTTGTCCGCAATCACTACAGACGATATTGCTAGTTTCCCTTTTCTTGCATGTTTGGCAGCCCATACCCTACTCCTCTAGCTTATTGACGATCCCTTGAAAGAGAATGGCAAGCGCAGATAATGCCAAGGTGAAGGTCATGACATCCAACGCGTTGCTCGCAAACAAATAGGTGAATGGCAACGCCACCCAAACGGAAATACAGTAGAAGCACTTCAGCGCCTTACCGAGCTGCGTGCCAGCCGTTTTCGTGCGTAGGCGTTCAAATATGTCGTAGGGGCCGTATTCTTCGCTCAAGAGCGAGGAAATGCGCCAGACGGCCAGGGCAGCGATTAGTAAGCTCATAGTGTCTCCAACATCCATTTGTGCGCTCTATTCATTGTAGCAGTCTTTGTAAATCTCACCTGAATCGGTTTGGTATTGCCCAGGCTAATATCGCCGTCTTTGGTCAGGTGCATGGTTTGTAATCCGAAATCGGCATAATTAAGCAGGCCAGCGCGGCGCAGGCTCAGGCCAAAGGTAACGTCCGGGCCAAGCACATCTTCAAACGGTGCAAACTCATGGCCTTTATAGTTTTCTGTCTTTGTCAGAAAACAATAAAAGCCGGCAGCATCAACCTGCTCTAAGCCATTACCCATTGGCGTACTTTCTAATACCGTCGGCTCGTAAATATCATTCGTGCGCCAGGCACCAATATGCGGGTATCCCCAGCGTCCGAGCTGTACCCCAGAGATAAAGCCGGCAAATGGGTACTGCGCATAGTGCCGTAGTAGCTGCTCCAGGGTATAAGTCGGAAAAAGCGTGTCATCCTCCAGCGAGAAGATATATTTGGAGTTTTCAAGTAGGCCACGCATTTCGTTATGAATATCAGCAATCCGTTGCCGGCGGCGGGTGATACTTGAGACGTTGGCCGGCCCACGCCCTCGGTGGACGCTTAGGCGTTGATTAAACTTGCTCTCCTGCGTTTTATTGCGCACCGTCTCGAATAGTCGCCAATCGCCGTCAACATAGGTCAGTAAGTTCGTTTGCTCCCGGTTGCAGCGTAGTATCTCAAGCGCATGAAAAATCCGGTCAAGGTAATCGGGCCGGGAGACCGGCAGAATGATCGTTACGTTATCCATTAAAGGCCGCCTCATAATGCGGGCGTAGGTTTTCAAACGAATAGTCTTTAGCCAATGTAAGTGCGTTGGCCTTCTCGGTTAGAAGCCCAGGCCGAACGTCTGGGATAGTTTCAAGCGGCATGGTGGCAAAATGGTCTATGCGCCTGGCTAATTCGTTTAAATCTGCACTATAGACATCAATCGGGACGCGCGCCATGAATTGATCGGTCTTGGCGGCCTTTACTAACCATTGCGGCGGCAGGACGGCGTTATTGGGCGAAATGTCAGTCATGATAACCGGCAAGCCGGCCGTCATTGCCTCGATCATTGGCAAACACAAACCACCGTATCGGCGGGGTAAAATTAGTGCATCGAAATCCCGGTAAAGGTCGGCAGGGTTAGCCAAGTTGCCAATCTCGTATTTGATCCGGGGATCTTCCCGCAAATATTCGGGTGGCAACTCGTGCTGTGAGCGTACCACTAGCTCATAATCGGCTGTGCTGTTTGAAAACTTTATAGCATCGAGCACCGAAAGCGTCCCATTGCGGTCATGCGCTGCCAGCGTTCCGACAATCGCCAGAAATCGCCGTTTGCCGGTGCGGGCAAGATTAATGGCGCGAGCTTCAGCAAATTCGGCGGCATCGACCGGCGGCGGCAGGTATTGCACGCGGTTTGGGAATTTCTGCACCATATCCTGATAGTGCCAATGCGAGGGCATTAAGAATTTATCCGGTAGCGGCAGATCCGGCTCGCGCAGGCTATCCAGAAATTCGTAGTTGGGTTGGCAAAAGGTCTTGATCCCCATGAGCTTGGCCATGGTGTACAGATGCAGGTTGTAGGGCGTTTCGGCGCATAGGACGTGCGTTAAACCCTTCAAGAATGTCCTGATCTCGGTATTATTCGGGAATCCTTTGACTAAATAACCTTTATAGTCGGCATACCAATGCAGGTTTTGTTGCTTGTTCTTACCGAATGAGGTGCTATCAATAACCAGTAACCGGGAAGGATTGAGCATATACGTCAGGCGCTTGGTCTGATTGCCCAATCCTGTCGCGTCTGCGCGCGCTATAATCCCTAGCTGCATTGCTCATCCTCAACCTGGTAGGCCCGTCCGTTCAGGTTTGAGCTGCGCAGCATATTGCCGGGGGGCGCATAGATATGCAGCCGGTGCTCATTAAAGTCGCCATGCACGATCAGGCCATACATAACGTGTTCGATAAACATGGGCTTATCTTCGTTAAAATATTTCTCGCAAATATGGCGGTAATATTCGGTCGAGCTGAGGTGCGGCCGCTGTGACCATTGCCGGCTACGAATCACCGGGACGCCTAGCACTTCTTGCGGCGCGGCATCGAGCTGCAAATATTGGTGCTCATCGAGCACATGGGTTTCGTGATGCAGCCGGATCGTGTGGGCGTAGCCGGACTTAATCAAGTCACCGAGCCGGTCAAACGGAATCTCACCGGTGTCAGGCGTATCATGTTCGACGTAGTGAATAAGCGGCGTGCGCACCAGCTTGAGCGCTGCTTTGGCCATGCCGGTCTGGTGGCTGAATTTCGGCATAACAATCGGGGTAATGTTTTCGTATTCGTTGTTGAGTTTCCAGAGAAGCCGGGCGGTGTAATCCTCGTAGGCGCCTTTATACTCCATCATGTCGGGCGCCAGGCCATCAATCGTTATGATGATCTCGCTATTCGGCAGGCGCTCGCGGACTGAGGCAATCGTGCGCTCGATCATTTGCGTGCTTGGGTGCGACGGTATCGCGCTCGTGGGCATTAAAACGGTAATGTCGCTTTCAAATACGCGTGTCGGCTTGGTGCCGGCAACGGCTGTAATGTCATCTTCGAGCTTATCAACCATCCGGCGCTTGTAGCCTTGCCACCATGAATACGTCAAATTCGCGTTGTGCGGCCATTCCCGCAAGAGTTCGGGCATCATGCTAGGCAATACCGCCCAATCACTCACAATTGGAAATGGGGGCATCTCGCGCAGCAAATATGGCCAGTAGGGGCCGCCGTCGGCAATCGGAATGCTGCCGGCCTCTAACGCCTCATACAATCGGAAGTTGTCAGGACTCACCGGCCCGGAGGGCGCCGGCACAAATTTCGCCTGGATCAACTCGCGGGTATATTCCTCTTGATTTAACCCTTGCCCGAAACCAGAGGACTCATGCAACTTGCCGCCGGACATTTGGCGCAATTGTTCAGCCATCTTGACGCGCACCGGATGCGTAATCTGCCCAGAAAAGAACCAGTCATATTTGCGCTCGTGCATTCCCATATCTTCCTGCAAATCAGTCTGCTCAACCCGGAAACCGCTACCGATAAGGTTTGCAGCGCCGTCATGCCGGCCCATTTTAGGACTCATCACCCATACACGCATACGCGGGTGGCGCAATCCCTCAAAGGGAAAAACAGATTCTTCGTCGCCGGTCAGGATTACAACGCACCATTCGAGCTTATCGAGCTGGTCATTGATCGCCTCAATGTCGCGCGCTTGATTGCGGGATGGGATCACTACCACGCCGCTTTTAATGTGCGGCGGAATCGTTCCCATGACGTGATTGGTCTCAAACTTGCTCAGCAAATATTCCACCATGCCATGATCCCAATAGCCGCGCGGCGGATTCTCTTTGCGGATTGAAAGCCAAATGACATTAAGCATAGTGGGCCACCAGTTCTTTTAACTCATCTTCGAGGCTGTACGGCGGCACCCAACCCAATTCCGTCAGCCGGCCTTTAACTTCCGGGTAAAACTGGTCATAGCCGGGCCGGATCGTTTCCGCATCCGCCAGGCGATAAATCAATTCTTTATCCATGAGCTTGGCGAGAGTTTGCGCCAGGGCCAGATTATCCAGTTCCATACCACCGGGCAACGCATAGCGGTCGGGTCTATCAGAATCCGGGTATTTTGTGGGATTGCCCAGCTCGATGATGAACAGTAAGGCATTGGCAATATTGTTCACCGGGTTATAGTAGCGGCTGCCGGGGTTGCCGTTCGAGGTATGAATCACGACTTCTTGGTTGTTTTTAATCAGGTTGATGAATTTCGGTAGAACCTTCCGCACGTCCTGGTTTGGGCCAACGATATTATTGCTATTGGTGATAACTACCGGGATACCAAAGGTTTTCCACCAGGCAATAAAGGCCATCTCTTGCGACGCTTTCGAGCCAGAATAGGGGTTACTCGGTAGCAGAATATCCCATTCCTTGTGATGCGCCGCGCCGTAGACCTCATCAGTGCTAAACAAAATGACATTCTTGGGCTTATGGCGGCGGGCATAGTCCAGCACTTCGAGGGTAATCAAGACATTGTTGGCGAAGATTTCGACCGATTGAGCAATGGAGTCATCAACGTGGGATTCGCTCGCCATATGAATGATATAGTCAAACTCGCCGATCTCAGGGATTGGGCCACGCAAGTCGTGAGTAATAACCGTCACGCGCGGATCACGCGGTACATTCATGGGGTTGCCATGGTGCCGCCATGAGGCAATAACGACAAATTCCCAGTCTGTATGCGCTAAAAAGTATTTGAGGACGCCGGAGCCGGCAAAGCCGCTGGCGCCTGTAATCAAACAACGAATCTGGCTATTCATCTTCCTCCTTAGTTGTAGGCTTCAATCTTTTCAATTGCTCAAGTAAGCCATTCTGAATGCCCGCCAGGTCTTCAATCGGTTCTAACATGGTAAACGGTCGTTGTGGCTGCCGGCCAGTGCCTAAAAAGTAGTCTTGGTATTTGAAATGACCGCCGGCGATATTCCCGCCAAAGGTCGCCCATTGTGCCGGCACGCCGTAGGCTTCTGCCAAGATAATGCCATGGAGGGTTGAGGATAAAACCATATCGCTCGCCACGATCTCATCAACTACCGTCCGCCAATCGGCTTCAATATCAATGTCGCCGGTGACGTTCGCCTTCTCGATACAGTGGGGAATAATTGCGAGCTTGCGGCGTTTCTCAACTTTTGGCTGGTAAATCAATGGCAACAGTAAAGCAGGGTCGCCGTAGATTTCCGGCACATATGCGCCCTGGATCATGGCCCGCGTCAACGGCCCGCGTACCGCCAGAAAATTCTCCCACCCTTTAGCAATAAAGGTTTTTTCTGGCTTGTTGTAACCTGTCCCTAAAATCGTATCCATGGGGCGGACATATTCCAAGAAGCTGCCGCACATCACTAGCTTGCCTTCAATGTGTTCGGAAACATAAACGGGTTTGTGCGGGGTCAGACCTTCAAGAATCACCGGCGTTAGCGTGTCGCCGACGTTTTTATCTAATCCCCAAAAAGCATTGATCTCGCTCATAAATTCACATCATCAAACTTGCCGAATTCACCGGTCTTGTATTCGTTTTCCCAAATCGAGAGCGGATCAGTAGGTAACGGCCAGTAATTAAGCGGTAGCGCCGGATCATTAAACGGTGTGGCAAAACTCGCCTTATCCCATTCACCGCCCTCCCGGCCCCATTTACGTTTGAAGTAGTTGCCGCGTGGCGGGTAGGTGCCTTTCATGCCGCCCAGCTTGATACTATGGGCTGAAATAGTATCTGACACGTCACAGGGGACACTTTCCCAGGCGGTCTGATCTTTGAAGTGAGTACGGATGCGGATACCCATATCAACGTCATCAAGCGAATAGGGGGTAAAGTTTTCATCCCAGCCACCGATTGCCTCAAGTGTCGTTCGATGGAAAGCCACCAAATGCCAACCATAAGGGACTTTGCGGCCAAGATCGTCAGGCTTAGGGCCAAAGCCATGCAACACATGCGCCGGGCCATGATCCTCGATAGCTTGGATAAAATCCAAACCGCCAGGCTCGCCGAAACGAATGGCGGCGCTCAAGATAATCAGCCAGTCGGCACCCTCTTGCTGCATCTTCTCAATGCCCATATTGTGCGATTTCATAATACCTAGATTGGTTTCGCTGTTATCTACGAATAGGACATTCTTTTTGAAATCCGGGTGCATGGTCGCCGCGCACGCCTCATAAAAGGGTCGAAACATCCAGGGCATTACCCCAACCCATTTAATCATAGTTCTACCTGTCGCTCTTCGGGCCAGAAAAACCAATGCTCTTCATGGTCAGTGCCAAGGAGCTTGCCTGTATAGCCAACTGAAGCCATCAGGTTGTGGACTTCAGAAATATTGCTACCGTAGTTCGCCAGGGCCATATCCGGGTGGAGCGACGCCCACACCAGCGGCCGGTGATTGCGCAGCGTCTCAATGGCACCTTCAAGGATGCGGATTTCAACGCCTTCGCAGTCCATTGTGAGCGCGTCGGGTTTTGCGAGTAGCGCCAGATCGTCAATGCTGGCTTGCTGGTTTCCGGGATTGTCGTGCAAGTAGACATATTTGAGACCGTCAAACAGTGGGCCGTCTGATTCCGCCGGCCATTTATTGAGCACCGGCTGAGCACCAAGCGATTTCGGACTAATCAAACCTGCAAAACACATCTTTGGCATTCCAAGCTTGTTTTCTTCCCAAATGAATTTAAGGTTTGGCCAGTATTCAGCGGTCGGCTCGATGAGCACCATATTTTCACCACCGACAAATTGGGCATACACCGCCGATTGCCAACCCTTTTCAGCGCCAATGTCGAATAGCACCATGCCGGGCTTGAGGTTCTTTTCCATGTTTAGGGTGCGTTCCTTTTCCCAAACAGCGTACACATCCCAGCGGGCCAGGAAATCCGGCACGCGCAGCTTAAACCGCCACTGGCCGTTATCCTCTTGGATATAACCGATCTCTTCAGATTTCATTAGGCTGCCTTTCTTTGCCACACCATTGCGGTGCGTGAAATATAGGGAATGATCTTGGTATTAGCTCGAATGTAATCAGTCGCGTCATGGTCAAGCATCCAGTCGTGCGTTAGCTTGCGCATCCAATAGCTCGACTCTTGCAGATTGACGTGGTGCTTGCCACCCTGGCCGGGGATCGCATGGGTAAGCAAGAGGTATTTACCGCCCTTGAAGCTATCAAGGATATTCTTGACGTACTTGGCTTCAACGTGCTCCACGAATTCGACGCACCAGATCAAGTCAGCTTTAATCTCAAACGGCCCGGTCGTGAAATCGTGAATAATAATACCGTCACGCATCATATTCAAATCGCCATCAATGCCGATTGCGGCGAGACCTCGCGATTTGGCGTAGTCCACCATGCCGCCGGGGCCGCAGCCAATATCTACCATGCTTTGAATACCAAAGCGTTTAACTAGATAATCGAAGGTCGGCGTGTCCATGTTGGTGTAACCGTAATGGCCGCCAAGGTGTTCTGCTACCCCTTCAGCGTTCGGCTCATTCTGGGGCATTCTATCAGCCCAATAAGGCACTTCTGTCATGTCGTTCATGTTACTCATATTAGATTACCCCATTCGCATAATCTTCAATTTTTACCTGTGGCATTAATTTCCACCAGTTAGGTACCTGCCAGGACATTGCCAAATCTGGTGCGTCCCATTCCCGGCCAGATTCAAACCTGATTGGCTTATTGAACAGCTTGGCAACCTCTAAAATTGTTTTGTTTTCGTGACCAATAAGATGGGTGTCTTTCTGGTTCCCACTATCATCACTAACCGCAGCAATAATGGCAGCCACTACATCACTGACATGGATAAAACTACGTTTAATAGATCCATCACCATAAATTTTAATGATTTCATCGCCTTTAAAATGATAGATTGCGCTTTTGGTGTCTCCTTCGCCGTAGACATTTCCAAAGCGGAGAATTTGGTAACGTATACCACTTCTCTCAATCATAGTCTCGCCCCATAGCTTGCTAAAAGCATAGGGTGACAAGGCATTCGCACAAGCACTTGAGCTAGCAAAAATGAGTTTTGCATCTGCCTCTTTACAGAGGTCTATCATATGTTGCAATCCAACAATATTTGTTTGCCATGTCTTTTTAGGATCTCTAACCGAGTCAGGAATGGAAGAAACCGCTGCAAGATGCACAACAACCCGGTCGTCATCTAAATCATTAAGGTCAAAAAGATCGCTGCCGGTTTTTAGATCAATCACCGTCCCGCCAGTCACCTTCTGTAAGTGTGTCCCAATAAAGCCAGCGCCACCGGTAATAATCATGCTGCCACCTTAGTCATTGAAAATTCGACATTATCATTGGGGGTTCTGATTGATTTTACCTGGAATTTACGGGCGCTATAGTACCCATACCATTTGCCAAAATCCGTGGAAGGGTCGAAATAATCCATTGAATGCTCATCAAACCCACGCACATGGGTCGGGTCGATCCACATATTTTTTGATTGCCAGTGCGGCACGCTCATGAATAGGGTACCGCCCGGCTGTAAGATCCGCCAGCACTCTTCAACGAAAGCAATCGCCATGGCGCGGTTATCCGGCGTAAAGTTGGGCATATGCTCCAGCACATCAATCGCTTTGATTTCCGAAACCGCCCCGTCATCAAATGGCCAAGGGAATTCGAGTAGGTTATGCACCACGTCAATGCCCGGCCCGGCAATCCAGTCAAGGTTTACCCAACCCTCGGTTGGTTCAGAGCCAGCGCCTAGATTCAGCCTCATTTGGCCGCCTGGATCGTTTCGATCATCTGCGCCAGGCGATTGTTATAGGTATGATCGCGCAGCGTGCGCTCATGGCCGGCCAGCCGGATCTTTTCGCGCTGCTCGTCGTGTCGCAGGTGGTAATCAATCAAATCCTTGAGCATTTTGAAATCGCCGTATTCGTAAAACACGACTTCTTGACCGGAAACAAAGCACTCTTCCAAGCCTTTGATATATGGGTGGATCATAAAGCCGCCGCGCCCGGTCGTTTCAAAAATGCGGTCACTCCAATAGTTTTCATGATTGAAGCCGATACAGACGCTATCGCCAATCGCTATTTTAGAGTTGGCATAAAGATTGTTGAGTTCGGCATTGCGAACGGTCGCTTGTGGCCAGCCATATTTGCTGTAGCGGTGTCCATAGGTAGCGGCCAGCCATTTTACCAGCTCTTGCCGGTAGGGCCATTCAGGGTGTCCATACTCCATGCCGCCGCCCACAAAGATCACATCATTGCCTTGTGGCTCATAGCCGGGTTTGGCTAAGTAGCATTCTTTTTTGTAGACGCCAGGCCGCATATAAAAATGGTTGATCCCTTTGCGCTTAAAGACTTCGGCGCTCTTTGGGTCGCCGTCAGGAGAAAACACATATTCGGTGCGCCAGAATGGGTCATTATCAAGGCCGTCTTCACGCTTAAGGCCAACGTATAGATCGAGATGATAGCTAGCGCTTGGCACGCCCAGGCGTTTCATGAGGGCTAGGTGCTCCATCGTGACTAGGTTATTCCATGTCCGGGTAAACAGAAAAAGGTCACATGCCGTTATGGCATTGACCAATTTGAAAGCATTCGCCGGATCTTCTTGAATCCGCATAACCTGGTGGCCGAGATCTTCGAGCGTGGCCGCTAGGTGTACTTCTGTGCAATGCGGTTGGGTAAAGTTGCCCACATAAACGATCTTCATGAGGTAGCCTCCTCTTTTTCTTTGCCTCATTACGCCGCCGAAGTGCCTAGGTTGGAAGGAGGGAAACCAACCAGGTCTGAAAATTCGGCAGCCTAATTAAGCAAAGAACTTATATAGAGCATAGCCTATTGTAATTTATGAATGCAAGCCCAGAAGTGAGGGGCCGGTCTAGCCGGCCCGCTTGTCAGGCTGATAGGCGCTTGGTTTCCTTGTTGAATCGGGTTTCGTCGGCATTGTTTATTTTCCAGTAGTCATGAATCGCATCGTGGCATTCGCGGCAGATCAATACCTTTAGCTCCTCTCGGAGAGGGTGATTGATCCACTTCTTGCGGGGCCATAGCGTGTGATGGACGGTTAGATTTTCTTCGACACCGCAGAGCAAGCAAATGCCGAATTTATCGGTTTTCATGAGATCGCCCCTTCCTATACAGAATGTAAGCAATCACTGAAAATCCGAGGGTGTAGGTGGTGATAGTAGCGGCGATAACCAGGCATTTCAGCCGGTCATGCGTCATGGGCGCATTCTCCAAGCAAGAATGCGGACGCGGCCGCCATTCTGGTATTCGAGCGAGTCCGTCAGCAATGCCATAATGTGATGGCCCCTGCCGCGTTCTGCTCCTTCTTCCGCCAGGCGTTGCAGTTCCATTTCTGCATTGCCATTGGTGTAATAGCCATCCATTCGCCATCGCTGGCCGGCGTCGATCAGGGTAGCCACTACTTCCCGATCAGTCACCAAGATGGAGAGATAGATTTGCTTCGAGAGATCCAAACCATATTGCCACTCGCGAATATTGGCCATCATCTCACGAACCGAGATACAGAGGGCGTCGATAACGTCCTGGTTGTCGATAGATT